ACTGATGAAGTAGTAGCCTTCACCGTCCCATCGCTCTCCAGCGTAACAATAATCCCATCAGCAATCGTGCCAGTGGCTGTGAATTCGCGTACTCCTCCTGCCGCACCTGCAACAACCGCAGTACCGTCCTGTTTCAGCACTGAGACTCGAATAACATTATCAACATCTTTAGCCGCATAAATCCTATCGCCAGCAGCACAGGTATAACTCACGCCACCGTTAATGTTCATTGTCGTAGCGTGATACGTCAGAGGCCATGCGCCAGAAGGTAGCAGTATCATCTGCTGACCCGAATTCATTGTTAGGCTTGTTGATTCAGTTGTGCCGGTAATGACTACCGTGTTTCCGGTAGCAGCAGTAAGGTCAACGGCTGTGGCCGAGGCTATATCAGCGCCAGCAGTTTCAGCTAATGCGTCAATGGCCTGTTTGACCCGCAGGGGTGAGAAAATCTTACCTCCTGTTTCGGTTCCAGCTTCTGCCTCTGCTTGACTTGCTAGGTCATAAGCACCGGAAACTGAAATAAAATCTAGTGTACCTGACCCGTTAGTAGCCAGGACAGTTGAAGGAGAACCATCGGCAGTTGGATAAGCCAAGCCGCCAGCGGTTAAAAGCCCCGTTGTAGTAATCGAGGTAGAAGTTATAACGCCCGTAGTGAGCGAGGAAGGATTAATGCCAAGCTCGACGACTGTTGCAGAGTTATTTTCAGTGAACAGGCGTTTATCAGCGGTATTAACCGCCAGTTCGCCTTCCACCAAATCCGAGCTACTAGGAACAGATGTTGCAGTACTGGAGTTTTTGGTAACAATCGTTGCCATATCGTACCCCTCGTTAAATTAAAAAAGGGGGCTAATTAAAGCCCCCAAAATCTCAAGGGACTCTACGCATTAACAACCATGTTAAATGCTGCATCAGGTCGGTATGTCTTCACGCCATAGATGGTATCAGCAGTGAATAATGTACCAAGCCACTCTTGCTTGTACTGGGTTTGAGCGCGAATGTTCTGCTGCTCTGCAAGAATAAAGGCTTCCTTATGGAACAATGTAGCCGCTTTAAGCTCACCACCGGCGCTGTTTTCACCAGCGGTTTCGGTAACGGAGCAGTTAGCTGTTACATAAATATCAATTCCATAAAGGTTCCCGATCTTGCCATTTTGCACCCCTCGTCCGTCAACAAAGTCTGAAGACACATAACGATCAATGCCCATCAAAGTCTTACGGAGTGAAGGTGGAATGACAAAATATCTTTCATCGAAAGGCACTGAATTGTCGTCCATGAGCTTTATAAGACCTCTAAAACTCGCGTCTGTAACGAGGTCGGCAGTCACTACGGTATCGACTGCGTACAAGGTTAGCCCAGTGGACGCATCAGTGTAGTAAGAAGCACTGCCAACCCAGTTATCACTGGCATCACCAAGATTCTTACCTTCGTTATGGAGGTCTACGTCTGTCTGGGTCGCAAGCGCATAGCCAGCGTCATCAGTGTAAAAACCTCTCATGTCTGCAAGTGCCTGAATTTCAGCAACATCTTCCATGAGTTTTGAATACTCATAGTGCTTGTTAATCAAGACTTGTACTTCGCTTTCTGTGTTTGCCTGAACGGTAACTGCTGTTTTTGCAGCCTTTGCTGTTGCACTTCCGCGAGTCGGTGCAGGGATATGGATTGTATCTCCCTTCTTACCAACCATCGGTAGACGCTTAACAAGGCCAGCCATTACCAGGCGTTTTTCATAGGCTGCTCTAATTTCATCACTCCACAGTTCTGGTATAAAATTTGCCTGTGTCGTGGTATCACTAAAGCCACCCGTTGCCGGATATACTGAAGTAGCCATTATTTAAATCCTCAAAAATTAATTACGAATAACACGACCCTCACGGTATGCCTGGAGTATTTCATCACCTCTCTCCGCATACGCCTTTGGGTCTTCCTTTTTGAGTTTTCTTATATCGGATGCCCTGTACTTCTTTTTGCTAATAGGCTCCGAGCTACCTGATGTGCTGCCCGTTGAGGCAGCCCTTACAGACTCAGTTCTCTTTGACTGTTCTTTTTGAGGTGGTGGCGTAACATTGTGAGCCGTCTTATATTCGTTAAAAATATAATTCGCACTCTCTATATTAAGCTGTTGGTTCGCCTCATTAAACAATCTCATTCTTACAGAATCTTTAGATACCCAATCAATAAACTTCTGGTCTTGTACTATCGAAACCATGTCAGGATGTTGTGCAAGAATCTGCTGTGCAGCGGTTTGCTGTTGCAGTCTTAGTAATGCTTCCTGACTCTCCTTTACTGACGGATGGTTCTCTATTGATTTCTGTATAGCTTCTTCAGGATTTCCAAAATAGTCTAACTCTTCTTTTGGCTCTGCTTGCTCCTGCTTCTGGAGTTGTCCTTTGATAAAACTATCTGCTTCTTTATATGCGCTGATCTGCTTCCTGGCATCTCGTACTTCTTCGCTTTGCCGCCCAATCATTGACTCATTTTCAGTGAGCATTGCTTCCAATTCTTCACGCGACTTTTCTGCAAATTTAGATTCCACCTTATCGGCTTGAGGTGCTTCCTTGTTTATGTCCTCAATCGGGGCGGTTTCGGTTTTATCTTCGGTTTCCTTATTCAAAAGTTTTGCTGCCATAATTAACTCCGCGAATTTACAAGACCTGTCGGCTACCTTGTTACGAAAGACCTACGCTTTGGCTACCTTTCGTTCTGCTTTAATTTTAACTTGTCTGTCTCTTGCCCATCTCATAGTGGTTGATGGAAAATCACCACTCGTCGGATCAAGCAAAATGCCTCGACAAGATACCACTCTCGTTGATTCCTGCTTGCAGATTTCACAGGGTACATTTTTGATGTCGTCATCTATGTATTTTTCAAAAACGTGTCCTTCTGGACACCGAAAATCATAAATCTTTCTCATCAACCATGTTCTCAACTTGAGTTTCCAGTGAAGCAAGTGAGGTGAGAATATTCAACTGGCCTTTACGGAACCACAAATTCTCATTATCTGTCGTTGCTTCAACCGAATTTATAGCGGTTGCGTTCTTGGACAAATCATCCATTAACATCTGCCATCCTTTCGTCCGAAACATCTCGAACATGGCATCAGCGTATTTTTCGTCCTCTTTGTCCACAACCTTACAATATCATAATATCGATTAGATTAATTTTCTACCCTAACTTTCAATTCTTCAAGACCTAATTTCTTCTCGTCTATCAGTGTCTCGGCTATCTTGACCCTGCTTTCAAACTCGTCTTTTTCAATATCACCCTCTGCCCTTATTGAAGTAGCAATGGCTTTAAGTCTCTCATTCTCAAGGTCAATAGGAATAGCCTTAGTCTCTGTAGCAATCTTCTGCGCCCTTGCTTCTGACTCTTTTCCTTGACCAGTAAGTGCATAAGTTTGCGAATCTTGAAAATCTAATTGTGATTTTTGTGCAATTTGCTGCGCTTCTTGAGCTTGTGGGTCTGGTTGCATAGCCTGTTGAATTGTCTGTATCAACTGCTCTCTGTTTTGCAGTTGCATATTATCTACAATGGACTGAATCAATACCGGATATATCGGGGAATCCTGACTCATCGTCTGGAGTAATTGGACTAATTGAGTTACTTCATATTCTCTGGCGATAATCCCTAATGTCGAGGTCACTTCAAATACATAGTCATTGACCGGATAGTTTTCAGGATCAAACTGCATATACCGACACGCAGCCGCTTTAACAAACGGAATCAGAAAGCTGTCCTGAAAGTTAATCAGGGTACGCTTATGGCGTTTGATGATTGCACCTAGCGACATACTTATTCCTGCCGCTGTAGCTTCACCATTAATGGAACCTGGAACCCCTGCCGTATCAATCGCACCAGTGGCCTGTTGAACCATCCGTTGTAATGTTTCGGCTTGGGCAAATGTAATCTGTGACACCTGACCAAAATTAAACGGTTGCAACACTTCAGCCGGATTACCATTAGTCAGAACGATCTTTCCAGCCCTCACTTCTGGTCGCGCACCTCTTGGCATACGGGTAGCATCCATAGCAATCATCGGGGCGTTGGTCAGCGCCAGTGCATCAATCCTTGCCCTGAGTTCTGCATCAAGGGCTTTCTGCGAGTTATAGCCTTTCTCACAGACTCCTCTTCCCCAGAACCTACCTGGAACTACATCCCACGGGAAGGCAATGATAGGTCTGTCTCCCATCATGTAGGGATTTTCCTGCGCCTTGAGAATAACGCTCTTGTTGGCTATGACAATACAGGCTTCAACGTAATAGTCCTGTTTGATTTCTACGTCTGCCTCTACTTCAATATCTTCTTCGGTAATTTCTTCTACACCGTCTTCTACAGTTTCTTCAATCTCTTCTTCAAATTCCTCGATGTCGATGTTTTCATCCATTTCCTTATCGAGTAAATAGCGTGGAACAAGACCGTAATATTTAGTTAGCCTTACCTTGTGTCCTGGTTCTTCCGAAAGATTAGGGTCGGCATCAAGACCACTATCCCCGTAAGACTCTGCGCCTACTTCGACATCACGATAGACCCCTTCTTCCTGAAGGATTTTAATGCTATGGGGGGAGACATATTCATCAACAATAACGCCGATTGCGTCATCAACACTTGTAGCCAGAGGATCAATTAAAAAGTTCTGGGGCAGGATAGGTTTTAACTTCACTACCATCCTTTCGGTTTCCATAACACCAACAGCTTGCATATTGCCTTCGGTTGGCTGACTTGCAGGACGCAGTTCCATATCTACATCCATGACTATCTCGCCAATACCTGTACCAAAGACAGCGGCGTTGATAAGACATTCACCGACTTGCTGGCGTATCTTGTGTTTAGCAAAGTCTTCGTTCAGCTTTGCCCGTAGATAGGCAACATCATTCGGGTCTTGGTCACGAACATCATCACGGATATTAAAAAATGCACCCCGTCCGAAAGTAGCTTCCTCGATTTCTGCAACGCTGGACTCAACCGCCTGTTGCAAGGCAGGACTTATAATCTCCGAGCGTTCACTGACCCTTGTTCTGTTTTCAGGATTAAAATAACCACGCCACAGATCATAGTATTCTTCAA